TATTTTGCCATCATTTTCAGGATGGTACGTGAAATGGGTGGAGTTGATTACAACAAATTTCCTAGAAAAATAGGTTTTACCCAGAGATTTCTTCAATCCCACAAAACCCAAGCTCAGCTCCCAAATAGTTTGCATAATGCGATCAGCCTTCCAAAAGCAGTCATCTCCATTGATACCCAAAGGCACCAAGGATACACCCTTGCCTGGCAAAAAAGCATATTTGCAAAAATTAGATTTTTCTAAAGAGAATCGACACATTGCAGCGTTTATGATGCATAAAATGGGAAAGCTTGTAATACTTCCCATCAATTGACCCATTCTTTGTGGAAACTCCTCACCATCACGATCAATGAACGTATGTCTCGTAAGAGACCTTATGAACATCTCTCTGAGGGTAGGACTAATCGGAAACGTTTCAGATAAAACATCACAGATAGCGTTAGCCACAATTTCGGTAACCCAACAAAAGATATTATCCGTTGAGGCCTGGTAATCACCAGAACCGAATTCCCATGAATCAAGCTTAAGATCACCTAAGATCTGCTGCATATAATCTTCGTCGACCATCTCTCCAGTCAATTTAAAGGCTGGAAACTTTTGTAATACCCCCCACATGAACTCTTGAAGTGGCTTTAGAACAGTATAAAGTAAAGGAGGACCTTTCGAAATAACTCTAATTTTTAGAGCCTCCGGAAGACCAACACATTCAACAAACGGTTTTTCGTCTAAAGCAGCTTTGTACATTTTCCAATATGTACTTCTCCAACGTTCCTCTAACAATTCTGAGTTAACTTCAATTGAGGATACACCTTCTAGGGGTTCATAACTTAATGTTGAAGGACCAGACTTACAATTTTTATTCGTGTCTGGTGGTGTATACATGCGCCTAGTTTCATCCAAGCCCCTCTGACCATATAAATCGGATTGGAAACCCGAAATAACAGAGTCTTCTGATTTAAAAGAAACTAAGCCTTCTTCTCTCTCAATAAAGTCCATAACAGTACCTACAGCGCCCATTTCGGAACGCCCACGATTGTAATTTGCCGATGTCGAAGGAAAAATCATTTTAGACATCATATCAGGAGTAAACTTTTCTCCGGCAAAGAACTCTCTAACGGTTCTTTCTAGTTCAACTTTGACAACTTCCTTGTTG